CATCGCCACCAGTGACATCTTCCCGACCAGAAGACTCCAAATTGATCTGTGCTTTAATCAGATTAATATCAGAGTCCGAGAGTTTTTCACCAACTAACCCGGCAGCAGTTTTCGCTACTGGTCCCCAGTCGCCATTGACTGGTTCGGTTGGCCCATTAGGATCGGAACCACCGACCGTGATATCCTTCTCCATTTTTCCGCCGTAGACTTCACAGTCGTTAACGATATTGACATCCTCAGTTTGCACTTCGGCATTGGTGGTATTGTGTAGATACCTAAAAACCCGCCCAGTTTGGTGTTGCAAGCTAGGCAGGTCATAGATCTTAACGGTATTACCAGATGGAATGTAGTATGCACTGTAGTCTTTCAAATGGTTGTTAAGCCATTCATACAGTGATGTGTTTTCAATCTCGTCAGCAACATTCGGAAAATTACCATGCAACTCATAACCAATTCCCTGGTCATTACCATCGATAAACTTATGCATCCGATCATCCAAACTATACGTCTGTTTCTCATCGGTTCGCTTAACGACTTCACCAGGTTGCTGTTGCTGACTGCTTCCAGACGAAGCACCACCAGATTGATCTGGCGAATCTTCAGTCGGCTCACGGTTATCAATCCGACAATTCTTCATCTTATCAAGCAAGGCATCAGTTGCAGTAATTTTTAGTTCTAGCAATCCTTGATCATTCAGTTGCATATCAGTTTGCTGAATGACATACCATTCGCCATCATATAAGACCCAAGCTTTTGGTTTGGCAGCATTAAACACATCAGCATAATCAGTAGTGTAGGTTAACGTAAAGGAAACTTCGTAATTACTATTCAACTGCATGTTCACTTCAAATGTGGACTGCAAGTCAGCATAATTAATTCGGTAAGCTTCTTTACTATCACGGGCTTGGATTAAGACATACTCTGCACTCATGATAACCACCATATTGGAAAGTCAAAACTGACTTTGCCTGAAAAGTTTTCAACTTTAAAGTGATTATCGCCAACCTGCAGAGTGATCACTCCGCCGTGAGTACCACTAATATTTAACTGGTCACCCTTACCATTCAAAGTTGGATTGACGTTAGTTAACGTCCACGTTCCTGACCAGCCCTGTTCACGATAAACGTAGTCACCAGTTGTTTCATTGATAATCTTCATCTTACCGGAAGAAGAACCAGTCAATGTAATTGTCAACGGATGACCACGTCTCTCCGGGTCAATCATGACCGCTGATGGATTATCAACAGTAAAATCGTTAGTAGTGAATTCGTATGGTTGTAACCGTAGCGGTTCGTTATTGCCGAAGCCATGCAATGCATTAGTCAACCAATCTTTCGTTGTTCCGATTGACCGGCTTAATCCAACCTGATCGATAAAAGTAACGTCAGCAACAAAACCACGATTGGTTAAGTGTGATTGTTCGATTTGACTGACTTTGACGTTGTACATCCGCTGTGGCCAGTTAGCAAAACAGATCCAGTATGGCGTCCGAGATACTAAGTATGACTGTAGTGCTTCAAAAGCTAGTTCCGTATCGTTACGGTCCATGCCGTCAAAGACTACCGTCATTTTCAATTCTCGTTGTTCATAACTACTGGATAGTAATGTCTGGCCGTCGCTAATACCAATCTTCTGGTAAGTATCAGATATTTTGGCTGGTGCCACATATGGTGTATCAGCAACTAGGACACCTTGCAGATCAGGCACATCGTAAATGCTAACCCAGTGTTCGCCATCTTCGGAGATCGCAATTTCAATCGGATCAAAGCCGTAAGAATTTTCATCCTCAGTCCCTGCAATGACTTCTTGAAAGCCGTAAGCATGGGGCTTATTTTTCATATCAGAAAATACCTTAATCATGAAATCACTCTCCTCTCCACATGACATAAGATTGAGCATCAATCTTGTTAGTGTACTGGTGCATCTGGTTCATTGTAACTGGTGTCACAATTGGATGTTGGTCAACGTTATCCAGCTTATCGATAGCTGTCGCGACCATTTCCGTCATCCGAGCTTCAAACGTCCGCGATGTGACATTGTTGATCGTCTGTGTGGTTGACAGAGTGCCATTAGCATTCAGTTTCATGCCACTCATTGAATTCAGAGCTTGAACAGTATCAGCGAAATCAGCCACATTAGCCGATTCTGCAATTGCATTGGTCATTGCTGTGACCGTCGATTGAACAGTCTTAAAGCCGTCTGTTAAACCGGCGTTTAACCCCTGCATGATTGCATTACCAGCAGGAACCAGTAAACGACGGTCAAGACTAATTGGCCCTTTATGAGACTTAATCCAGCCAGCAATGTTGGAAACGAAACCTTTGATACCTTCCCAGACAGCTTTCATACCATCCCAGAGGGACTGCATGATTGCTCGGCCAGCACCAGATAAGTCCACATGCACAACGGACTTAATAAAGCTGACACCTGCATTGAAAAGACCTTTGATACCGTTCCATACAGCCGAAATAACGCCTTCCATAGCATTCATTACTGATGAAACGATTGACTGGGCAACATTAAAGCCAGCTGAGATCACTGATTGAACAACACTAATTGCTCCACTAATAATGCCGGTGATAGTTGACCATGCACCAGAAATGACAGAAGCAACTGCGTTCCAAATTGTTGTAGCAATGCTGACAATCTCTTCCCAAATAGAAGAAATAAAGCTAGTAAAACCATTCCAGGCAGCTTCAATCGTAGTTACTACAGTTGTAACCACCAAAACGATGCCATTCCAGATAGTAGTAGCAACAGTAACAATGTCTGTCCACAGTGTTGTGAAGAAAGTACTGATACCTGTCCAGACAGCTTCAATAACTGTCACAATCGTGGTAAAGACTGCTACAAGGCCATTCCAGATACCTGTAGCAATTGCTACAATGCCTTGCCACAACGCTGATAAGAAACTAGTCAGTCCTTGCCAGCCTGCTTTAACTACATTGACGACTGTCGTAATCGCAGTACCGATTGCTGTCCACACGGTTTGTGCAACACCGGCCAAAGCTTGCCATGCACTTGATAGCCAAGAAGTAAAGGCTGACCATAAAGCACGACCTGTCTTGGTTTGAGTAAAGAAATAAGCCAAAGCTGCAACCACAGCTAAAATAGCTGCAATAGCAATAACCCAAGGATTCATACTCATTACTGCATTCAAGACTTTGGCGGCTCCAGCAGCAATCTTTGATTCTTTACCCATATTAGTTAAGGCAAATTTCAAAAGATCAACATCTTTAGCAACCGATGCTGCAATTTTAATTGCCATAAAGCCCTTTTGCAGACCTTTAAAAACAGCAATTATCTTGGCTACACCAGCAAATGCAGCAATAAAAGTTAAAATGCCTACTGCTGCAGACTTAAAAAGGCTATTTCCAAGCGCTGAATGAATGACTTTCGCAAAATTCAAAATAACCACAGTTGCTGCGGTAACTGCCGGTCCAATTGACTTAAAAGTTGAGTTAATACCAACTTTCATATTGTCCAATACTTGTGCAATGCTGCCAAACCCGGCTTTGCTGAAAGCCTTGTTGATGTCAGTCAGCATGTCAGCCATATTATTCTTGACAGAATTTTTCAAGTTGGTAAAGGAAGTTCCAATGCCAGCAGAATTTTTCTTAGCTAAACTAGCAAAACCATTTTGGCCCTTGTTTAACTTGATGAAACGGTCATTCAGTTGGTCCATTGTAATTTGTCCGCTCTGCAAAGCCTTGTATAGGTCTTGCTCGGCAGATTTACCAGTAAAACCAAATGAATTAGCAACTTTACGTAAAGCAATCGGCATGGTTTCCATCAGTGTCCGCCAGGACATCATGTCGACCTTACCGGTAGATAGCATTTGCGTATATTGCTCCAAACCACGCGAGGCATCAGCGCCAGAAGCACCAGATGCCAGGAAAGCATTGTTCAAAGCAATTGCTGACTTGGATGCCTTAGATGCACTACCAGTTAATGGTGCTAGTTGCTGCGCAACACTCGTCACATCTTGAAGTGTGGTTGGTAATCCATCGACACCTTTTTTTAAAATAGAAGTCGACTTAGCCGTGTCACGTGCCGAATACCCTAAAGCTTGCATGACGACAGGAAACTTATTCAACGTATCAAACCGTTGGATAGCACCGTCTAATGATGAAGTCAAAACATCAAAAGCTTTAGCCCCAATGGCAACCAATCCTAATGAACTGGCCAATTGCTTAACACCACCAGCACCTGTTGTACCAGCTGAAGCAGTTTGGTGCGATTTATCAATCACTTCGCCAAGTGACTGAACGGCTTGTTCCATCGTCTTAGTAAAGTTTTGGTCAACAGCGGACAAAACCGCTTCAATACTCATGCTTTCCGCCATTTAGTCCGCCTCCTCTCTTTTCCAAGCGTTAGGATCAATTCGCCCTGCTTTTTTCAAACGCTGATATTCTTCATAGCGGTCCAAGAAGACCTTTGCAGCTGTTTCTTTTTTGCTATGCTGAATTGCATAGGTATCACCATACTGTTGCCGAATCTTCGTTTCTGCTTTTTCACGATCAAAGAACTTATCAAAACTCTTATACTTCGGCTTAGGATGTTTACCACCTGTAGTGGCTTGCACCGTCTGATTAGCCCACGCAAGAGAGGCAATTGCCGCTTCTTGCGAAAGCTGTTTCAGTTGATACGCTTCCCAACGCAAGCTGTACTCCCGCAGTGTCATCCGTTCGATATCTCTGATATCAGAAAAGCCTAGATATGCTAAGGAATTAAGCAGTATCTCGCGATATGCTTGACTACTGCTTAAATTCCTTGTATCTAGGCTTTCAGATTTTTTACGGCCACCTTTACAGCATTGGCCTTCTTCATTTCAGGCAGAACTTCATCGAATAACTTTTCAATATCAGTGTGTGGGTCATCGATAAAGTCATCGATCTCTCGTTGTGATGGTCGGTGATCGTTATCATATGCGGCCGCATATAGTACGGTCGATAAGATGGCTGGGTCATAGCCTTGCAGACCAGGGATAACCTTTGGTAAAGCAAAGCCAAAGTTTTGCTTGATTCCCTGAACATTGACAGACATACCAGCAATTTTATCTAGCTCACGAACGAAACGGACACCGAAATTCAATTCGACGTCCTTTTTGTTAATCTTAATCTTCATTAAGCGTTACCTCCTGCGGGCTTCTTATCGGATGGTGCATCGTCAGCTTCAATACCAGCCCCGGTGTCGGTATCCTTGACGTAAGCTTGACCATTGCCATCTGTGCCATCATTCTTCGGGTCACCTTCGATAGCGCCCACACCCCGGAAAATGTAGGCCAACTGCGCTTCTTGTTCAGCATCCAGTGCAGTCCAACCACGAACCGGGCCATAATCAACCGTAATCGTCGTATCACGGCTTGATACGTCGTCAGGATCGTTGTCGTTTTTGTCTTCAGTAACCGTCCCGCGCATATAGAATGCAAAATACTTGCCGTCCGCATTCTGGCGCTTGCGATAAATGATCCAGAATTCCATCTTTTCTTGGTCGAATAGACTGTCCCAAAACTGGTCGGCGATCTGGGACCAGTTGTTGACGAATTCAACTTCCAGATCAGTTTCTAGCGATGAAGTCGTTGCCACTGACCCAGACTTAGTAACCGTGTTGTCACTATCCCGTTGTGGGTCAAATGACAATGACGTTTGATAGGGAATCAGATGACCTGGTTCAGTCTTAGCAGCGGATAGGTTCCGGGCATAAAGAACCACGTCGATCCCTTGCAAAGCAGGAATATCTTTTGCCATATTTTTCCTCCTAACTCAAATTAAAAACGAGTGTTATCACACCGTGATAAAGCACAGTGTCAGGTACACTCATATCCGTTATAACTTGTTGATCTTGGGCCGCTGGGCGACCAACAAAGCGATAGTGCTTTGTCTTGATTGCCATAGCACCCAATAACGATAATT